AATTCGTACTTTGCTCGAGCGCGAGCGGTTTCTCCGGTCGCGTTTGCGTTTAGGATTAACCCGGTATCTCCAAGCGACATATCACCGATGCCATAGAGGCTCGTGTTTTTCCATTTGCCGGTGTCAGAGTTGAAATCTGAAATTGTCGTAGTGACCGGTGACCTCGACAAAAAATTTGTCGAGTCGCTCGGCAAGACCCGCATTTTGTTTGGCGACATTTCGAGCAGATAAGCCGCATCTGTCGAAGCCACAAACTCTATGGGGACAATGCCGGTATCATTGAGGGTGGAGTTGATGTACTCCAAGCCGGGGCGAAATATCATAGCCCCTACCGTCTTCGGCATCCAGTTGACCATGATCGACGCGCTCATATTAACGCGGTCGATGTCGATCCGACTCAGAGATAAGGGGGAGATCTCCCCCCGATTAAAGGCTAAGAGAGGCGCATTGCCGCGAGCCATGCGGTCATCCAATCAGTCGGGAGTTCGAGCCCCTGTCGCCCGGATCTCTCCCTCCGCGCGCCCCAACAATGCGACCCATCTGCCAGTGGCGCGTGCCTTCGTTCAGAGCATCCTTGTTCAAGGCATCGTGCTTTGCCCTCCGCGTCAGTTCAAACAGGTCGCGGCGCAACGTCTCCGATTGCGTGACGGCAGTGCAAATTCGGAACGCTAACTCCAGAACAACGAACCGAGAAAATTTGGCGGTCCACTTTGTCAGGTCTGTTCCATAGCTGCCGTCGTCGGAGACATAGCGGAGATAGAGCGGTGTGGTGTCTGTGTAGAAGCGACCGTTCTCGTCCTTGTATTCCTCGTCGCGGAGCGGGCTTTCATTGTACTCGTCGGTCGAAAGCCCAGCAGTGCGGGTCCAGTCGGTCGGCTTTGAAAAGACTTTGTCGTATCCGAAGTTCGTCGTGATCCCGGTGTCCGCGACCAGCTTCACAGTGCGGATGGCAAAATTCCATTGACCACCCTCGAGACAGTCGTTGACGACGTCATCCCATACCGCATCGAGGCTGTAGCGAACGGGAATCTCCTCGGTCAGAGACGATAATGTCCTCTGACCGAGTTCGAGACATGCCGCATTGTAGATGCCAAGCTTGGTCGCCATCGACTATCAGGCGGCTTTCTTGCCCGCCTCTCCCTTTGAGGGGGCTGGCATAATCTGTTTTTCGAGCCACTCTGCGGCGATCTCCCGGGACGAAAATCCGGAGCCCATAACGAAACCGTCGATAGAGCGAACGACCGTAAAAGTCGCCCTCCGTTGGTCATACCCAAACGAATAACCGGCGAGCAATTCCACCACCGAAAGCGTGACCGGATCTTCCCACTGAACAATCACCTCGGGCTTGACCGCAGTGATGTAGCCCTCGACGTAGAAACGATGATCAACAGTCGCGGCAAATACCCGCTGACCGGCCTTCAGTTCCGAGGACTTATGGTCCCAGAAGCCGGGGGAGAGAAGGTCGTCGAACGTCTGATGGACCTGAAGGGTGACGTCCCATGTGATGCGACCATGATCGCCGGGGGCGATAAGGCGAGCAAGACCTTTGTTTGCATGCGCAATTTCCTTACCGGGAATCGTGCGGGGCATGGTGTCTCCTATGAAAACCTTGTGATGGCGGATAATCCCACAGGGCAGGGTGGATGTCTAGACAACATAAAAAACCCCCGTGAGCGCAAACCCACGGGGGCATAACATTCCGACGGCTTTGTCCAGCCGCAGCAATCAGTGGGTGTCTTGGATGAAAACACCGTTTGTCTGCCCGGTATCCTGCACCGTCAGAAGACCAGTCACCCGAATGGCGTTGGTTTCGTCGGTGAAGATCAGGGAATCGCCGGTCTTGGCACCCTTCTCGCGGGCATTGGTAAAGAACCCACCAGCGGCGACGGCGTTTGCCACGGTGGCACCCGTATCCGAGTAGAGCCATGTCCGACGCCCAGCAATCGACTGAGCCGAGAGATCGAGCTTTGCGGTCTTGTAGGCCATATCAGTTTTCTCCTATCCCGCCAATCACGTTGCGACGTAGGCGGAACCGTCGTGCGTGATTTGCACGATAGCACCTTGTTGCAACATGACGCTACCGAAGAAGCCGGACGTTCTGACGTAGTGATAGTCCTGCTCCTCATTGTAGCCGGGTTTCGAGACGACGCGGTCCTTGTCCATCGCTGAGCCGACAGCTTCCTTGTGGAAGATGTAGCACTTCTCGGCGTTGGTGCCCGTTCCGGTCAGGAGGTTATGGCGAACCCAGTTCACGCCAGCCCAGCGCCACATGCGCTTGACGCTGCCGTTGAAGACCTTCACATCGACGTAGTCGCCGGAAGCAAATTCCGACGTCTGCATGAGATATGCCCACGCCGCGTTCGTGATGACGCCGAACATGTTGTCTTCATCGCCGATGTTGACAAAAGCGTTGCCCAAGATGGTCAAGGCCTTCATCACCAAGGCGACCGACATGGTTGCCGTCGACCCGGTCGTGTTGGTCGCGGTGTCGAGGACGTCGATAAGGTCTTGATCGATCTTCCGATTGATCACACCCATCGAGGTCATCTGCATCATCCGGCGCTGGTTGCCTTGCGACAGATCGACGGTGAACGAGGTCTTGCGAACAAGATCATGCCATTCAGCCATCGTCGCGGTGTACTGGTTCTGATTGTCGGCTCGCGCCGGGATCAGACCATTTGCGCCACGGGTCGTCGCCTCGGCGGAACCAGAGTCACCAACGAGAAAGACAAACTGGTTGCCGTTCACGTTGCCTTCAGTGGTCACGCACTTGCGGAGGAACGATTCGCGCTCCTCGATGCCAGCGATGAACTCACGGCGGTATAGTGTTTGAAAGGCTGTTTCAGCCATTGCATATCACTCCGCATAGCGGTTTCGACATGCTCAAGCTTTGGGTGTCCTCATCACTCTGGCGCGGGGTGTCTTTTGCAAGGGCCGCGCCCTTCCCGGATGGAGGGGCATCGCTGTAGAGCGGTTTTTACTTCGTCAGGGGCCTTACGGGATATCCATCCGAAGCACTGGGCGAAATGTACAGGGGTACATATCGATCCGTCAAGCCGCTTCAAAAAACCATCAAAATCAGGAGTGGAAGTATGTCTTTTTAGTTTGACTGAATATAGCCAATTTGACTTGGTGTCAGAAGTGTGTTAAACTGTCATTGTCAATAAATCTCTAATTGACACTAATAAGGGCGCAGTGTTGCCTGAAAACAGGAGAAGTTAATATGGCTAAGAAGCGGAAGTGCGACTACATTCGCATCAGGGTCAACGACGAGTTGCCTCGAATTGGGTCTGGGGTAAGGTGGGTCCGCATCGTAAAGATGGGGTGGAAGTGGGTCCATCTCGCCGACCGCCTCGATAGAAAGCAGAGGCTTCGGAGGGGTGTCTGGGATAAACTGGAAGAGGGGGCGTGAGCCCCCTCTTTCAACTAAGCCGACGCCCGTCTCTGGGCGTGCTCTTCCATCTTCGCTTTGACCTCGAGCAATTCCGCGAACCGACTCTGGTTCTTATTTGCTGTCGGCCCGTGCCAATATTCACTGTCCTGCTTAGCAGACAGCTTCTCGAGGGTCGCGATCTCCTCATCGATTGAATCAGCCGACGCCACCGTCGACCCGGTAACGGTAGCCTGCGGGCCATAGACCTCGTAGGCCATGTTTGTCAGGAACTGGATGACCGCCGAGTTGTTGCCGAGAATCTGACCGTCCGGCCCACGGGCAGCGTAGATCAATTCCTTCACCTCGGGACTGTCGTTGAATAGCTGATTCATCAGCGCGAAGTTCTTCCTCATCTCAGAACCCCACGACTCACGCAGAGCGTGCCTTTGCCCCTCCCTGAACTCTTCGTCACTAAGAGCCTGTTCGGCTACGCGCTCCTCCTCAAGCTGGAGGTAGGTGTCGATAGCCTTATCGACGAACTCCTGCGGGGCATTTGTTCCGTGGATAGCCTCCGCCCATCGATTGACGATAGGTTTATCGGCGTCTCCAATGACCCGACCATCCGACAGCTTGAGATTGTCGACATACCCCTGCGGATCTGTGGGGACACCGTGCTGCGTCCTCCACTCATTGATCTCATCCGGGGTCGCCGTCTCAGGGTCCGGAACATCCGACAAGGCTTCCCGCCGTGACCGGATGACCTTCTCTTGATTGACGATCTTTTTCCAAAGCTGTCCGGGGTCGGTGAACCGCTCAAGCTGCTTGAGAGACTTGTCATCGTCTCCAGCCAGACGTGCGCGCCAGTCGTCGGGCCAATACCCACCAAGATCGCCGGATGATACATCGCCCGAGATTTCATCCTCGACCGGGGTATTTTCAGCCGGGGCGTCCTCAACTCGGGTAGCCGGAACATCCACCGGGGCGAGTTCGGGATCATCTGCCATTATTTACCTCTTTGGTTCGGGCGCGCGGAGATCGCGCACCAGCTTCAGAATCTGATTGCCGACACTGCGCCGACCTTCGATGAAATTGGTAACATCAGCCTTGCCGGGAACGAAGCTCTGCTGACCCGTCATGGAAACATCATTGACAATCCACGCTAGAGCCAGTTTCTGCTGGTCAGAAGTCGCCTCCCCCTCCGCAACTGCCTTCACCGCCGCAATGTGGCGCTCGTCATACTCAGCCGGGAACCACGGCTCCCGCTTCATTGACCACCTATGAGGCCGGAAAGATCGACGCCTTCAAGACTCTGCGCCGCATCTCCAACATTCTTGCCCGCCTCGCCAATAGACTTTGCCGCATCGCCGCCCTGTTGTGCGGCAGCAAGCTGTTCCATCATTTGCTGCTTTTGCTGACCCTCGATCTCAGCCGCCATGATTTCGTCGTCGCTGGCGAGATCGTCGTGGCTCCAGCCAATTCCAAGCAGAGCCTTCTTCAAGGCCGGTAGCGTCTTGATCATCTTCGCAGCCGCTGGAGATAGAGGTGTCGCCATCTGTACCATCTGCGCGCCCTGAACAAAACGATGCGCATCGAGCTCTTTTTCAGCCTCGCGGAGGGGATTGGAGAAGGTGAAATTAACGTCGGCTCCGCGAAGAGCCTGTGGAATATCCTCCGTCCTTCCGAACGCGTTCTGCTCCAGCATGATCGACATGGTCTCATCGAGCATCGGAGATGAATAGACTTCCTCCGCTGGTTCGTAGATCGGAGAGACCTCCGCCATGCGCTTCTCAAGAGCCTTACGAATCTCGTAGGCCGTCACCCTTTCCCGATCAGGGTCAGGCATCGACAATTTTGAAACGTAACTGCCATCGCGTAATGCGCCGGTCAGCATCTGCGATAATTGAAGGGCAACCGGAAGGCCCTGCCCTTGCGGGGAGAGAACCGCGAACTTGTCCGCCAGCCTCTGGTCGTATTCAAGATCCGCCCATGTGATGCCACCCGCCCGGAGGTCAAGATCAGATCGAAAAACCTCTTGGCTGAGTATGGTTGCCGGATCGACTGCCTTTTCTCCGCTCTCAAGTATGATCCTCGTCAAGGCCTGAAGCGAGCGGGCGTCTGGCAACAAGACCTCGCAGACCGGCGACCGCGCCCATGGTGTGTTGGAACAAGTTGCCCATCTCGGAACGACGTATCGGAATGTCTTCTGACCAAGTTCCTCGAGAACGACATCGTTCTCCATATCGACAATGATGGAGATGAACTCATCGCGCCCAGCCTTCGCCTTCGAGCTATCGTAAATACCGTTATCAGCCGGTAGAACGATATGGCGACACTTGACCCCCTTCTCCGGATCTTCCTTGAGAAGATTCGTGTGCTTCTCGGTCTTGGTCTTCGGGAACAATTTGACAATCTGCCGGACTGTCGGAGACCAGTTCCGGTGCATCGTATCGATGATGCCGTTGGTCCCCTCAGACCACCCGCAGTCCTTGATGTGGAAATTTTGAAAAAGCAGACTGTCGCGAACGTCGTTCAACCCGATATGGATAACAGCCTGACCAAATGTCACCCAGTCCGAATCGGCCTCACTGGTCGTCTTGACGAACCCACTCTTGGGATCGTAGATCGCCCGCCGCATGACTTTACTGGCATACTCCAGCCACCCCTGCGCATCGGCATCAAACTCAATGTCCTCATCGTCGGTTGTTGCCTTGAACCACTGCGCATGCTTCGGTCTCAAATTAACCTTGAGACCATCAGCCAGTTCCCGGCGCACAAGAATCGGCACCGAAGACATCGCAAAATTGATCTCCTCTTCCGGAGTTCGATAATTTGTAATGTCCGCCCTCATCGGATGAAAATTCTCTGCAAGGATCTGCCACAGAAAAAGTGGGCGAGAAGCTAATAGCTTGTCGCCAATTCCAACAAGGGCTGTAATGCCGGGATGCATCTAGGCGTCAGGCTCCGCCGGTCGTCGACCGCTCTTTGTCAGCAGTCGCGAGGAGAGTGGACTTGCGTCCAGTCTTACTGTCCTCACGGACCTTCATCCGCTTGATGTAGCGTTGCTGCTCCGGAGAATCCTGATCCGGTAACCTCGCCACCTTCGGCTCGGGGATGTCCGGGGACGCAAATTTATTATACGACCTCTTCACCCCAAAAAATGGGTCTCGCGGGTTCATTGCCATATCACCTATCCTGACCTTGCGCCGCCGCCTGCTGCCGCGACAAATCTCTTGAACAAACCGTCCTCACCATACATTGCCCGGTACTTTTGGGCAATCTGCTCAACAGCCTCCGGGGGAGCCTCTCCAGACTCAACCGCAACAACCGCCTGCTCAAACTCAGCCCGCAGCCCGCCCCCACCTTCACCTCCCCCTTCCGCAAGCATCGGGGCGCGGCCTTGGGGGCGTGGTGGCATTTGTTGAGGCGGACCACCCGAGCTCGCTTGAGGAGGCCCTCCTCCTCCCCCCGTCATGGCGAGAATCGCCTCCATCGGATTTCCACCGCCAGCGCCGGGAGGAGGCCCGGGTTGCTGCGGAGGGGTGGCTGAGGGTTGCTGGGGCGGCTGCTGGGGAGGCTGTTCACCCTCGGGGAACATTCCCGCCTTAGCCTCCACTTCGGCGATTTGAGGCCTCATTGGCCCGGGGACGTCGCCATCGGGGTATGCCTCGGCAATATCCTGCTTGAGCTTCTGGAACCGAGCATCCCACTCCGGACCCATCTCGTTTTTCCGGAGCCACTTCAATTGCTCCGCCAAGGGCTCGCGATTCGATTTCTTTTTTGAGATCTCGGGCATTACTGTCTCGTCCTGCTCTTCTGTGTCGCATACCCGACAATCGCCTGCGGGCGTCGACCTGTCCGCGTGGCAGGCCTCCCACGCCTCTTCAGCGGGTTGAGACCATCATAGTGAGCCATCACGACCGCATCGCCCTTGTTGGGAGATCGGCCCAACCTTACCCTGATATCGTCCTTGTCGTCCAGAATGATCCCGCGCCTCCCGGTCTCATAGCGAACCGAGGCCAGATCCGCCCTTAACTCGGAATCGGGAGGCAGCGCAATGATGCTTCCTCCTTCCTGATCAGGGTCCAGAGATTCCATCAGGCGAAAATACGCCTCAGCCCGCTTGTTGGCGAACTTGAGATTAGACCCCTTGGCCCTTCCCCTCGGCTCAGTCGATCCGTCAAACCGGGTGTAGGCAATCCCATTATCCTTCAGCCGCTCGATAAGATTGCCAGCATATCCACCGCCGACATCTATGATGACGCTCGCCTCGTTGCGACGACAGCGCGTGACATGTCCCAGCATCGCGGAGCCGTCCTTGGTGTCCGGACCCTTCACCTCAGTCAGATTTCCAAACCAGTATCCGTAACGCGGCGCGATGGTTGCTGCGTCGGCACCGCCCCCAGCAGGATCTACGCCGAGGCCGTCCATACTCAGAGATCTCCAGCCGTCCGGTTGCCAACGAGCCTGAGCCGCCAAGATCCACGCAGTGGGAATGACTTGCCATGCATCATCACGAAGAACGACGTCAAACTTTCCATCGCGATATGCGGAGCGAAGAGCCGCCGGTAAAGCCGCCAGAGTCGAATCGTATCCGCTCTCATCCAGATCTGGATTATCAGACAGCGTAGCGCGAATGAATGTCCGCGACCTCGCATACACCGGTCTGCCTTCACCGACATCATGAGGCCCCGGACCATCGACCTCGATCTCATCGTCATCCTTCTGGGTGTACCATCGGAGATCCCCCTCCTCGGCAGGACGAGGATGCGTTGGATCGAGCCACGCGCCCCAATGTTTGACCACCCACAGACCTTCGACGTTGGTCGGAGGATTACCAGCAGCAAGAACACGAACCCTCTGACCGGGGACTGTTGATCGATTCCAAGCGCTTATGAAGCGATATTGCGTTTCGGTGAAATCTCCAACCTCATCGAAGAAGATTAAATCGTGTGGGTCGCCTTTGTATTTCTGCTTATCGTCCTCAAGCTGGACTCCACCGGTCTCAATGATGCGAAGGATGCCGTTGTCCGGCAGCGAGAAGGTTGATAATTGCCCGTTCCATCCTTCCCGGGTTCCAACTATCTCCGAAAGCCGCTTGATGAACTTGCTTGCTTCCTTGTTTGTCCTTCTCAGGAGGAGAGAGTTCCGGTGCTCGCAGATAGCGAGACCCATCCCGAGATCGGACTTACCACCACCAGCGCCGCCGCCATAGAAAAGCTCGTCCGCCTCGCAAAAATACGCAAGCGTCTGTTTGCCGGGGTTCGGCCTCCACCGTCTCTTCAAGCCATCGGAGATCGGCGGTAATTGCTGGAGGGCGTGGATCTGCTCCGGAGATAATCCACGAAGCTGGTCCTCGAGAAACCGTAGATCGTCAACGTCGGCGCGTTCTATCAACGAAACTTCCTCGGAGAAAATTTCTTCCGGGTGGATCTGGTCTTCGACCGGGCCTCATCACGCCAGCCGCTCGCATAGACCGCACGGGCCTGCTTCATGGCATCGGCCTTTTTACCGTAGGTCTTGCCAGTTTTTCCAAACCTGAAGCCACTTTTTGTCCGGTGAACCGGCATGCAACCAGCTCCATATAAATTTCAGGATCGCGAGATCCCCCTCAGGCATTCCGCGATCTTCAAACCACCGGCAACCCCAATCCGGAGCCGTAGAATACACACCGATCCGGATAACGACAACGCCCAACCCGAGAGCGATTGCACAGGCAGTCCGATGTGCGCCGTCGAGAATGACTCCGTTTGGATCAATGAGGATGGGAGCCTGCGAGTCAAACCCGTTGAGACGCATCCTGTCAAACAACTCGCGCGCATTAGACAGAAGAGTGGAGTCGGCACCCTTATACTTATGAAGAAATCCGAGATCCTTAAGGTCTTTCATCCTCCGCTCAATATGCCAGAGGTAGACGCCCATCGCATCCGGGTCGTCGCCATCAAGGAAGTGCTGAAACAATCTCCACTTGACTGCGACGTCCCACCGGTTTGTGGTTGCGAGACTTAGGGGAAGCGTACCAAAGGAGATCTTTCCGACACTCGTCGACCGGTCGCGAGGTCTGTATGACATGGAACGGGACTCCTCTTGCGGTCAGGGTCGAGTGCATAACATCCATCGCAGGACGCATCTTGGCGACCATATAAGCGCGGTCCTCATGCGAGGTCGCCGGGACGTATGCGCGATCATGGTTGCGTCCCTCGAGGGTCGCGTCATCCGCATCGCAAAGCACAACGCCCAGCGACACCGGCATCTTCTCGAAATAAGCCGAGACCATGCTGACGTCTTTTCCCAGATCATGAAGCCGCCAACCAAAACCCAGACCCCTTTGGGCAAAACCTGTCTGGATGTAAGGATGCTCCGTCAAGGGCAGCATGTTTATCACGACGTCCATCTTCCGAAGCGTCCGCATCAGCATGCGGTACATCGCCTCGACGGTCGGATGTTCCTGAACCTCCGAGAGCAGCACATTGCAAACCTCGATGAGCGGGTAGAGCGGCGGCGACAACATCTCGACGCCCTGCCAGTCAATATCGTGCGGACCCCAGAGGGGATCACACAGTGTGCTTTTCCCGGAGCCCGGAGCCCCGCAAACGTCTACCCAGTTCACTCGCCGTACCCCAACATCATAACGTGATAATCCGGGTCCGAAGGCAGTGAGACATCTCGAACCAAACTCCACCCGTCTCCGAGGTCTGAAAGCAGCTCCTCTATAGGTCGAGCATGCGGATGATTGGCAATGCGAGCCGTCAGGATGATGGATTTGCGGGTTGCGTGCTGCAAATTACGCAAAGCCAGAATGCAGTCGTCGAGAGAGAGCCAGCGGGTCATCCTGACCATGAGGCTGGCGTCGACAATATCCTCGGATTCCTTGGTCCGTTGCAACTTGAGAATATTGCCTTCGATCAGTTCAAAGTCGTCGACCCCTGCAGCAGAGAACTTTTCCCGCGCCTGCGCGAGTTGATCCCCCGAGACATCCACCCCGGTCACGCGGAACCCCTGAATGGAATAGATCTCTGCAAAGCGACCTGTCCCAACGGGAATATCGAGAATCGAGGTCTGGGGTGGAAACTGCTGTAGCCAGCTCTCAATGATCTGCTGCTCTTCGTTCCACTTGGTCGTGCCCTGCCGCTTGGCGTCATAAATACGGGAGGATTCGCCCGTGTACTTGCGAGCACCGAAATCTGTGCCAGCCTTCTCTGGCTTCCGGAACTCCGTATTGATCGAAGGGGCTTCGTCCTCGGCGAGGTCGGGCCGATTCTTGGCGCGGTGAACCATAAATCTTGTATCGGTCATCGGTAATGCTCCTTCAGCCACGGAAATTGTTCCTGCACCTCGCTCTGCCATGGGGCGCGGTCGCCGGGAAATGAAACGATGGAGGCATTAGCGGGCAACTGCCCGTTTACGCCCTCACCCTCCTCACCACGGAAAACCCTCATCGCGCCATAGATCCCATCGGACTGATCAAGAGTCCTGACGTTCGGGCCAGCGTTCAGCATCTCTGACACCCACGCCTGCTCCGCACCGCCGTATCGGCGATTGACCCACTGTGGGGTTATCTTTGGGTCGAACTCCGACCACAGATGCGTCAGGGTTCCAGTTGTCAGCAACTGGATACTGGTCTGAATCGGAGCTCGACGATTTCCGGGTTTGAAGTTCGGGTTTTCCCACCAGACATTTTCTTCGTGCCTGTTGGCTATATGATCGATGTTGCCGACAATGCAGATATCGACGTCGAGGTTCAGAACCCTTCGCCCTAAAAACGCACCCATCATCGGATGCCGCAGCATGAGCCTGACAAAGCATGTGCCGGGAACATGCTTTGTCATATCGAGAGGTAGTGCGCGGATGCCAAATTGATCGAGATCCCGCGCCTTGTCCTCCGTATCGCAGACGCAGACAAACTCATGCGGAACCGTCAGGTGTCTTGCAACCATGTTCCGCAAGGTGACGACATGCTCGACCCCGATCTTATAGCTGCGCACCCTCTGCGAGTCGCTCCACAAAAACGTCGTGACTGTCAGGAAGTTCTCCAACACCAAGCAGGCTCCATGCTTTCTTTGCGGCAATCACACAAGTCGGGATTTTCCCACTTACGATTGACACACGGTTATCTCTCACCTTGACGACGTCTGTCGGACGCTCATCGGTTTCCTCGACCCCGGCGTGAACGCATCTCACCGTGAACATCGACCCCACATGATGGGCTCCATTCAAGGGAGTGACGAACTTGCCGAGGGCTTTCTGGATCTCAGGCCACCGCGTGACCGGTGGGTTACCGTGAATGTACGCGTTGACGTAAGCCTCACCAAGGCCCGGAGGAAGATCGTAGCCCTGTCCGGTCCACTCATTGTGAACAGCCTCAGTGACATGCCCGACGAGGTGGAGTCCGGAATTGCCATAAGGGTCGATGCAGCCGAAGGGACCATCGAGGATGACAACACTCAGGCTTCGGGAACGATCATCCTCCAGCCAGACAACCGGCTTCTCCACAAGTTGAAAGCGATACCGGTTCGTCGTTCCAAGGACGAGGTTGGTCTTGTCATAGACCGCCACAACGGTCGGGACATCAGGCTCATCTCCCATCGCAACAACGCCATTATGGGCAAGGTGAACTTTCACCCTATGCTGATTCAACTTATAGAGGATGACCCGCCGCAAATCCCACGGCTCGATCAAGCGCTCCTGAACCTCGATGGAAAGCGCA